GAGCCGGAGAGCCCAAACGTTGCGTCCTTGCGCCGGTAACCCTCGACGGTTGCCAATAGACACGCTTGGTAGATCGTGGCCGGGATAGCGGCCGTCTGCGAGGCATCGTCAAACGGGACGAAGCAATCGAGGAACAGACGAACCTGTTCCATGACTGTGTCGACGACTTGCGCGAGCCGAGGCATATCGGGATCCGTTGTGGCGAGGCCGAGCATGATCCGAGCGTCCTCGAGGAGAATCGTGGGATCGCCGTCCCAAACGGGCGCGGCGGGAGGGAACCTCGAGCCGGCCGGCGTGGCAGCGGCTCGAGGCAACCTCGTCACGGTGCCGCTCATGGTGCGGCTCCTCCAACCCAACCGGTACCGCTCCAGCACGCGCGGCCGGCAGCGCCGGCCGTGCCCGTCTGGACGTACTGCCCGGTAGTCCATCCCGAGGCCGGCGAGGCAGTAACCGAGCCGGCCTGGAGTGCTGCGACGGTGGCCGGAGGAGTGCTCCCGGCCGGCGTCCAGGATCCGGGGATCCCGGCCGTTGCGCCGGTTGCCGGGATGACGGGAGGCCCGTAGATCGATGGCGGATAGCTCTCGTCCCAATAGCTCGCGGGAGCGCTCATCACTCCTCCTCGACGTCGTCCTCGGCCGGCTCGGCCTCCGGCTCCTCGGCCGGCTGCTCCGGCTCGTCCTCGTCGGCGTGCTCGCCGAGCTTGGCGACTCGCCGGCCTAGATCCGTCACGGCCCAACCTTGACGATCGCATTGAACTCGGCCGGAGGAGTGTTACTCGGCCCGGCCTCGGCCGTTGTCGGATGGAAGAAACCGGCAGCGGCAGCGGAGCCGATCTGCTTGCCGTAAACGCTCGGCTCGTCGGCCTGGAGCGCCGGCAAGTATCGGACGTAGGCCTCGAGGCCGGCCGAATTGCCGACGTAGAGCGATGTGTCGGTGATCGCGGCCGTGGTGACGAGTTGGAGCCCGAACGGCGAGACGATCTGGAAACCGTTGGCCGTGCCGAGCGCGTTGGCCGGCCCGGAAACCGGGAACAGCGGCCGGCCGGCGAGATCAACCTTGGATCCGAGCATCGACGTTCCCAACGGCCCGCCAACGATCCACGTTGGCGCCTGCCCGGTGGCTTGGAACACGAGAGCCATTGCGTCCCATATGGCCTTCTGGGTTGCTGCGGCGTCGGCGTCGGCCGCGAGCGGGACGTGAGCGCCCGTCTTGGCTGCCTCGGCGACTGCCTTGGCCTCGAGCGCGAGCGCCGTCCGGAGCCGGAGGTGATCGATCACGAGTTGGAGCGAGCCGGGTACCCACGAGATCGCCTCGTAGGAGAGGTTGATGTAGTTGCCGATTAGCGTGATCTGGACGGGATCCTCGGCGTAGTCCCATTTCTTGGACGGGAGCTCGCCCTTCTCGAGGCCTCCGGCGTGGCCTCCTGCGGCCGTCAGGAGATCCGGATCGACGAGGCGCGGCCGGAGGAATTTACCGGCCGGGAAATCCCTCGGCCCGAGGACGGTGAGGAACGGCGTGGTTGTCGGGTGCATCGCGACAACCGGGCCGAGGACGGGATTGACAATGATGCCGTCGAACCCTCCGGCCGTCGGCGTAGTGGCTGCGGCCGTGCTGCCCATATGCTGCGCCGCCCGCTCGTGAGCGACCACTCGAGCGAGCCGAGCTCGAGCGGCGTCATCGTCGCGGGAGTGCAGGACGTCCCACAACGCCTCGCCCTCGGAGCGGTAGTTGAATCCCTCCGGGACGAGAGCGGCCGGCGAGTAACGGGCGATCGCTTGGCTCGTCTCCTCGTCGAGTTGATAGTTGCGAGTCGTGAGCTTGAGTTGCTCATCGATCCGGCCGATCCGGGAGGAGAACTCCTCGAGCGTCGAGCGCTCGACGTCGGTGAGATCCCGTTGTTTCTGATCGAACGCCGTTTGCTTGAGGCCCTCGGCCCGAGTCACGAGATCCTGGCGCTCGCGGACAAGCTTGTCTGTGATGGGATCCATTGCGGAGCCTCCGTGATCGTTGGGAACGAATCACGAGGGATGGCTCGGCCGGCTCAATCGAGAGACGAGGGATGGCTCGTTTGCTACTGATTGAGCAAAGTAGTCCACTCGGCTTGCTTGCGCGACCACTCGGCAATCTGCTCGAGGAGCTCGGCGTCCAGCCGGGCGCGCTCCTGCGCCGCGAGCTCGGCAATCGAGGGATCGCCCTCGGAGGCCGGATCCGAGCTCCGGACGACGGTGGCGAGCGCGTCGGGATAGGCGCCTTGCGTCACGGCCGCGACGTGATCGAGGAGGGCAGCGCGCCGGCTCACGAGCTCGCCCGGCCGCTCTGTGCCGGCCTTAGGGAGCAATGAGTAGAAACCGACGGAGAAACACCCGTGAGTGCTCGTGAGGACGTCCCGAGCCTTGGCGGCCGTCGAGCGATCGAGCCGGAACTCGCCGACGAGTCCCTCGGCCGAGTCGGCAAACTTGAGCCCGTAACCGATCCGAGCCGCAAGCGTGGTGTCATGGTTGAACGTCAAGGAGACTCGAGTCGCCTTGGCGATCGCGCGATCAAACGAGCCGCGAGCGAACAACTCTCGATACTCCAGCGGCTCGCCGTCGCGAGCCTCGAGGATCCGAGTCTCCTTGTCCCACGGGACAACGAGGCCGGCAACGTAGTCCTCCGTGATCTCGAGATCCTCGGCCGGGAATTGTCGGACGTACAACTGACTCGTTGGCATAGCGCTCCTCCGGAGGATCTCGTTGATTGATCGCGCCACGGCAGCGGGATCGAGTCGGCCGTCGATCATCACGACGGCGCTGCCGGATCGGCCGAGAGCGCCGAGAGTCCGTTAGCCGTGAGCTTCTCGGCCTTGCGAACCTCCTCGATCGAGAGCCAACCGTCCCGGAGGCCGAGCTCGTAATACTGCGCTCGCTCGAGCGCGCTCGGCTGAGTAAAGCTCGACTCGGAGAGCTCGAGCTCGGAGCCGGCCGGCAGCGCAAACGCCGAGATCGCTTGCGCTAGATAGTCTTTCGTCGCCTTGAGGCTGGAGCGATACCAGAACTCGAATATCTGCGAGACGTTGGAATAGGTGAGCGAGTCGCCTCCGGATGGGAGGCCGAGGATGTATGGCGGGACGCCGAGCAGGACGGAGAGCCGGGCCTCGGCGAATTGCTGGAGCTCCGAGAGCGTCATATCTTTCGGCGTCACTTGAGCGAGCGTGAGATCGAGATCGGCGCCGAGGACGGCCGGCGCTCCGTTGCGGGATCGAGCGGCCGAGATCCACTGATTCTTGAGCTCCGTCGACTGCGCTGCCGTGAGCGCGTACTTACTCTTGAGGATCCCCCACGGTTGCGGATTGGCAGCGATCTCCGAGCCGTAGCGCATGAGCGTTTGAACGGCGAGGATCCGTTCGCCGGCAACCTCGAGCGGCCCATGTCCTCGAGCGTCGCCCGGCCAAGAGGCGTAACGAATGTGGAGGATATCGCCGTTGGCCGAGAGCCCGTTGATCGAGTAATCCCGGACGCCGTCGACGAAATCAACGCTCACGTTCCACGGATCCACGAGCATGAACGTCGCCGGATAGCCGTCGGCATACCGGCCGGTAACCACGATGAACGCCTCGCCGGTTGCGTAGTAGCTCACGACTACTTGCCGGAGGAACTCCTGCCAATGTGTGTAGATCTTCGGCGCCGGATTGGCTACCCATGACGGCTGCGGCTCCCGGCGCCGGCCGGCCGTCGTCACTACGGGAGGCATATCGGAGATCGCTTGCGCGTTGCGATCGATGGCGGCCCAAACGATGTCGGAGCCGCCTCCTTGCCAATGCCGGCCGGCCGCGATCGGCGTATCCCAACCACTCGGCCACCCGGCCCACGCTTGAGCGGCCGGAGGAGGGTTGCCGGCGTCATAGACAACGTGCGTCGCGCCGAGGCCTCCGGAGGCGCCCTCTTGGCTCGAGGGATCGCCGGCAACCGGGACGTTAGGCCCGACGCTGCCGGCCGGTTCGTTGACGTTGGGAGCGACGGCCGCTCGAGGAGGTTGGCCGAGCGGATCCGGAGCTCCGAGCGAGCGAGCGATAGCGTCGCGTTTCCAATCAGGGACGGAGCCTCGCTCCCAATTGCCAACCGTGCGGGATGAAACGCCGAGCTCGGCAGCGAGTTGCGATTGTGTCCAACCGGCCGCCTCACGAGCCCTACGGAGGATCCGTCCCGACTCGTCGACTGTCATAGGCCCGTATTCTGCCTCGACTCTTGTGGGATAGCGACAAACGGACTAGAGAGATCCGCTAGGCGTCCTAGGCCATCAGCGGTACTAGGACGCCGGCTTATCGTTACGAGTTTCGTTACCGGGCGCCTCGAGGCTCCTGCCGCGCGAGCGCGCCGGCCGGAACGCGCCGAGCATCACGATTTACTAAATCGTCCTACGGGGAGCCTTGAGGCAGGCTCGAGGGTACAACGCAAGGAGCCTCGATCCCGGTTGGGATCGAGGCTCTCCTCGCGCTACTTACTGCCGTACTCCTCGAGCGCTCTCCGGATGACGTCCGAGAGAGTCTCGCCCCGCTCGGACGCCTTGGCAGCGGCCGAGCGCCATAGCTCCTCGTTGATCCGGACGGCCCGGAGCGGAGTGCTCACAACCGGACGTTGGTGTTATCGGCCGGGACGAGCCACTGTACGCCGATCCGGTAGCTCCGGCCGTCGGCGCCCTTGACGCTGGCTTCTACCGGGCCGAGCTTGGTAACCGTGCCCGTGAGCCACGGGTTGATCTCGACAACGGTACCTACGGCGATCTCGCTCATTGCTTGCTCCTTGGCTGTGTTGGTGTCTTGCTTGTGTATATACATCCTCTCACGATGTGTATATACACGCAAGCGCCGGCTCATGTGAGCTACGCCACCCATACACCCGAGCCGCGATAGCGATCGAGGAGCGAGACGGCCCACGCTGCCGGCCGGACGAGATCCCACGGATCACCGGAGATCACCCGGA